ACCTTCGTCCGTTTCATTCAGACGGACGCGGATCTGCTCAGCGCTCTGCAGGCCCGCGACTGGACCGCCTTCGCCCGCCGCTACAACGGCCCCGGCTACCGCAAAAACCAGTACGACACCCGACTGGACAAGGCCTATGCCCGTTACCACGAACAGGAGCAAGCGGCATGACTCGCATCCTGATCACCGTCGGCATCATCATCGCCCTGCTCGGTGCCAACGCCTGGCAATACCACCAGGTGCAACAGCAGGCCGAACGGGCCGCTACCGCCGAGCAGAACGCTGCCGATCGGCAGGCCAAAATCCTCCGGCTGCAGGCCGACGCCCGGGAACGGGAGCAGGCCCAGCAGGCCATGGAACAGACCCAGCGCGACCTACGTGCCCAGCTGGGCAAACGTGAACTGACAATCCGGGAGCTACAACGTGAAAACCAGGAATACCGCGACTGGGCTGATAATCACCTGCCTGCTGTCACTCGCCGGCTGCGCAAGCGGCCCGCCATCACTGGCGCCGGTGAATATCAGCAGTGGCTCCTGTCCCAGTCTGAGCCCCTGCAGCCTGCCAGCAACAGCGCCGGTACTGAACGGCGATCTGACTGACGACATCGAGCGCCTCGAGGCTGCCTGGCTCGCCTGCGCGATCAAAGTGGATTCGATAGTGGAGTGCCAACAGCGTGAAAAAACTGACTGACCTGCGCACCTGGCTGCTGAGCAGCGTCCGCGAACTCCAGAAACACCCCGAAAAACTCCAGCTGTTTGTCGACCGGGGCAACCTGCACGCGCGCCTGACCAACTACGACAACAACCTCAGCTACGAGTACCAGTTCGATCTGAACCTGATCGTCACCGACTACTCCGTCGACCCGGACAACCTGATGGTGCCGCTGCTCGCCTGGGTCAAGGCCAACCAGACCGATCTCGCTGCCGACGCCATCCAGTTCGAGGCCGACATCATCGATCACAAGCGCATCGACCTCAGTATCACCCTGCCGCTAACCGAGCGCGTCATCGTCACCCAGGGCGAGGATGGCAACTACACCACCGAGCACCTGTCCGAGCCGGTGCCCGAATGGAACCTGCCCGATCCGGTGCTGTTCCTGGAGCTCTGGCACCATGACGAGAAGCTGACGCCTGATGAGTGACCTCAACCGCCTGGAAACCTGGGCTGCCCCGCTGCTGGAGAAGCTGGAACCGGCCGAACGCAAGCGCCTGGCCCGTACCCTCGCCACCGAGTTGCGCCGCTCGCAGCGGCAGCGCATCGCCGACCAGAAAAACCCGGACGGCTCTCCGTACGCACCGCGCCGTGCGCAGAAGAAAGCCGGCCGCATCCGCCGCCGGGCCATGTTCACCAAGCTGCGCACTACCCGGTTCCTCAAGCAGAAATACAACGCCAACAGCGTCAGTGTCGGCTTCTTCGGCGACATCGCCGCCATCGCCCGCGTCCACCAGTACGGTCTGCGCGACGAAGTCCACCGCGGTGGGCCAGAAGTGCAGTACGAACAGCGCGAGCTGCTGGGTTTTACCGAGCGCGACACCGACCTGATCGAGCAGCTGCTGATCGACCACCTCACCCGCTAGCCATGTAACCCGCCCGCCTACACACCCACCCGCTCTACTCCCGCGCGCGGGGTGTGCAGTATCGTGCCTATGAATACCGCAGACCTGAACCGCCGCATCGAATCGCTGATCCGCCTGGGCACCATCGCCCAGGTGGACCACGGCGCGCGCAAGCTGCGCGTGCAGACCGGGGGCCTGCTGACAGGCTGGCTCCCGTGGCCTGCCGAGGTTGGCCGCAATTACCGCCGCTGGCGACCGCTGCGCACCGGTACTCAGGTCGTGCTGGCCTGCCCGTCTGGTGACCCGGCGCAGGCGGTGGTGATCGGCGTGCTCTATACCGTCGCGCTGGATGCGCCCAGCACCGATCCGGACGTGGACCTGATCCTGTTCGATGACGGCAGCCGCATTGAGCACAACGCCAGCAGCGGCCGGCTCACCATACACGCCGCCGGTGATCTGCACCTGACAGCAGCCGGCAGCATCGTCATCAACGGCACCAGGGTGGATATCAACTGATGGCAGCAGTAACCCGACTCGGCGACAACTGCACTGGCCATGGCTGCTTTCCGGCGCGCCCCAGCACCGGCGGCAGCCCGGATGTATTCGTCAACGGTATCGCCGCGCACAGGGTGGGCGACAGCTGGGCGGCGCATGGCTGCGCCACCTGCCCGCCCCATGGCGGCAGTCTGGCGGCCGGGAGTGCATCCGTGTACGTCAACGGCTTGCCGCTTGGCCGCATCGGCGACCCGGTCAGCTGCGGTAGCAGCGTAGCCGCGGGCAGCCACAACGTATTCGCGGGGGGATAAATGACAGCCATCGGCCTCAACAAAACCACCGGCACCGGCATCGACGCCCTGGAAGATCACGTGCGCCAGAGCATCGGCGACATCCTCACTACCCCGGTCGGCACCCGCGTCATGCGCCGAGACTACGGCAGCGTGATCCCGGATCTGATCGACCAGCCACTGAACCAGACCACCCTGCTGCGCCTCTATGCCGCCACCGCGGCGGCGGTGATGAAGTGGGAGCCGCGGCTGAGAATCAGCAGCATCCGCCTGAGCTACGACGATCCGGCCGGCGCCACGGTTGAAGTGGTCGGGCGGCTCAACAACTCAGACCTGACCACGACTGCGCGTATCGGAGGTGGCCTGTGAGCGGAGGCTTTACCGCAATCGATCTCGCCCAGCTGCCGATCCCGGACGTTATCGAGGCCGTCGACTTCGAGACGATTCTGGCCGAGATGAAGGCTGACCTGATCAGCCGCGACGCCTCGCTGGCTGATGTCCTTCAGCTGGAGTCCGAGCCGGTCGTGAAACTGCTGGAAGTGTGCGCGTTCCGCGAGACCGTGCTGCGTCAGCGCGTGAACGAAGCCGCCAAGGCCAACATGCTCGCCTATGCCTTGGGCGCCGACCTGGACAACCTCGGTGCCCTGTTCGGCGTCACCCGTCTGCTGATCGATGCTGGCGATCCCGATGCAGTGCCGCCGGTACCGGCCACCTATGAGACTGACGACGACTACCGTTATCGCATCACCCTCGTACTGGAGGGCTACTCCACGGCAGGTCCGGAAGGTGCGTACATTTTTCACGCCCTGTCTGCCGATGGTGATGTGCTCGATGCCAGTGCAATCAGCCCGGCCCCGGGCGATGTGGTGGTAACCGTCCTGTCCCGCACCGGTGACGGCACCGCCGATCAGGCGCTGCTGGATGCCGTGGACGCGACCCTGTCTGCCGAGTCCGTGCGGCCGCTGACCGATCACGTCACCGTCCAAGGCGCCACGATCATCGATTACGCGATCACCGCGACCCTGTATTTCTACGCCGGACCCGGTTCGGCTGAAGTCATGGCCGCCGCGCAGGCCGCTGCTGAAGCATACGCCGCCGAGCAGCATGCCCTGGGCCGTGATGTGACCCTGTCCGGCATCTACGCCGCACTGCATCAGCCGGGCGTGCAGCGGGTGGATCTGGTATCACCAGCGGCCGATATCGTCGTGAACCGTCAGCAGGCTACCTACTGCACGGCCATCACGCTGACCAACGGAGGCGTCGATGAGTAGCCTGCTGCCGCCTAACGCCACCGACACCGAACGCGCGATCGAAGCCACCACCGAGCGCAGCACGGATCTGCCGGTACCGCTGCGGCAGCTCTGGAACCCGGACACCTGTCCTGCCGATCTGCTGCCATGGCTCGCGTGGGCGTTGAGCATCGACAGCTGGAAGGGCTACTGGCCTGAGGCCGTAAAGCGGCAGAGGATTCGCCAGGCGATTGAGATCCAGCGCCGCAAAGGCACCGCACAGTCGGTGCGCGATGTGGTTGAGTCATTCGGCGGTGGCCTTGCCATGCGTGAGTGGTGGCAGAAAGAACCTGCCGGCACTCCGCACACGTTCGAGCTGGTCCTGACACTGGGCGGTAGCGTGCCTGCAACCGCCGAGTACCAGGAAGACATCATCAGTGAAGTGAGCCGCACCAAGCCGGTGCGATCGCATTTCACGTTTACCGCAGGCTTGTCAGCCACCGGCGGGCTGGGCCTTGGCGGCATCATCCGCACCGCTGCGTTTGCCCGCCTGCGCCTGACCGAGAAGCCCTTCCAGGGCGGCATGGGCCTGCAGGGCGCTGCTCGCCCCGTTACCTACACCCGATTGACACTACAGGAGGCATAACATGCCGCTGCAGATCACCATCACTGACGCCGGCCGTGCCGAAGTGATCAACGCCACCAACACCGGTACCGGCCCGGTGACCATCGCCGAGATCGGCCTCGGTGCCGGCCAGTACGAACCAGCGCCTGAGCAGACAGCGCTAACCGCCGAAACCAAGCGCTTGGCAACCATCGCCGGGCAGGTCGTCTCAGCCGATACCATCCACGTCACCATCAAAGACGAAACCGGTGACGCTTACACCGTCAACGAGATCGGCCTGTATACCGACGCCGGCACCCTATTCGCCGTCTACTCCGACCCGGTGAACCCGATTGCGCAGAAAGCCGCCGCTTCATCACTGCTGCTGGCTGTCGATATCGTGCTGGGCACGCTGGATGCGAACAGCCTGACGTTTGGGGATACCTCGTTTGCCATGCCGCCGGCGAGTGAGACGCTGCAGGGGATCGTTCGGCTGGCAACTCAGGAAAAGGTGGATGCGGGTGAAGATGATCAGGATGCAGTCACACCGAAAAAACTCGCCGCCAATATCGGCAATAAAATAGGCATCACAACGCATAAGCAGATATTGATCAGCGGTTGCCTGGCATTAGAGGAGGTTTAAATGTACGGCTATCCGAAACGCATCAATACCAGAGCTGATGTTGAATACCTTGTTGATTTTTTGGGCACAGACTGGTCCACGGACGAAAATAAAGCCAGAGGCCTGGATTTTCTGAAGTCTCTGCGTGATAACCGGTTTTATTACGAATTTGATCGCGTGCTTGAGGTAGATGAGTCGCCTGATGGTTCAGCGCCTACATTCATAGTGCTCAGCGATGAAGAGGGTGTCCGCCGCCAGATGCGGAGAGAGGAGAATCCGGCAGCAACGATCTATCGATTCGGGTTCAGTCTTGACGAAGTAGAACAACTGATTACGACTGTGGAGAATAGCTGAGATGGCCGCTGGCGATAAAATATTAATTCCCGCCCAGGCAGCTGGGTTTATTTCTCTGTTCGGGCATATACAAAAAGGCTCGGGCAACACGCTTAATCTGCCGGAAGGCATGGTCAATATAGGCGGCAATGCCAACGGGTATTTGCTCGCGGCTGTGCCAAACTGGGACCCGGCTTTGAATTCAGATGGGTCGTTTTCGTCACTCGCACTGGGTGACGATATTTATATCTATGCCGTACAGGATGCCAGCGGCATTGCCCAATGGGTTGCATCCAAGAACTCAACCTTCCCGGCTGGGTATACTGCCGCCAATAGCCGAAAGATCGGCGGCTTCCACTACGGCCGCGTGCGGCCGGTGGCCAACCGCTACGACACGGCCTACGCGCCGGCGGTGCAGATCGTGCCCAACAGCGTGTGGGACCTGCAGCACCGACCGACATGCGACCCCACCGGCATGGTGGAAGTTATCCCAGGCCGGCTGTGGGTAGACATTTATTTGAACAGCGAGGGTAGCGGCACATGGCCGGAGAATATCCCGGTGAGTCGTTACGGCGCAGTACCGATTAAAGATGACATCTATTCCCGCTCCGATTTTCACTTGCTGGCCCGCAATGCTGGCAAGCGACTACCGACTGTCGAGGAATTTTTGATGTACGCGGAGGGTGCGCCTCAGGGCAGCGATGGCAGCAACGACACCGCCTGGAGCGCTACCAGTAATAGCGGGCCGACGACCACGGGCGCCGTTGCCAAGGCGGTCTCCATGTTCAACGTGGTTGATGCGGCCGGGAATCTGTGGGACTGGCTGGATAATCACCATGATCTGGGTGGCTCATACGTCTGGACTGCATCGGTGGTGAATGTCGGTAAGGATTCGGCGATTCCGCGCGGCCAGGTGTATCACGCCGCTTGGCGCTGCTTCGTAGGCGGTGGCAGCTTCGCTGGCGGCGCTCGCTGCGGTTCGCGCTGTCTGACCCCCCATGCGTATCCGTGGGACGCGGATGGCAATGTGGGCCTGCGCGGCGTCTGTGACGCCCTGTGAGCACGAAGCCTGAAATAGCCCCGCGACAGCGGGGCCTAGTTATCGTTAACAAAGCCGAGCGGTTGATCGTCTACCTTGCGCCGCACATCGACAAGATCCCGAAACACCAGCGCTACCGCTACGCTATCCGACTGGAGGACGAGCTGTTGGAGTTGGTGCGGCGTCTGATCGAGGCCGCCATGAGTAACCAGAAAAGCAAGGTGTATCGCGCAGATGAGCAAGTCCGATACCTTCACGCTCTGCTGCGTCATGCGGCAGAGCGTAAGCTGCTGGGTATCCAGCGAGTTGCCGATGCCAGTAAGGAGCTATCCGAGATCGGCGCAATGATCGGCGCCTGGCGTCAGAAGCTGGGCGTGTAACCCGTCAAAGGGTGGTTCGGGTTTCGACGCCGCTTGGCGCTGCTTCATAGGCGGTGGCAACTTCGATGACGGCGCTCGCTGCGGTTCGCGCTGTCTGAACTCCAATGCGAATCCGTGGAACGCGAATGGCAATGTGGGCCTGCGCGGCGTCTGTGACCACCAATACCAGAGAGGGCGGCAACGGTGTTGCCGTCACCTGAGATCCCTTACAGGGGGTCAGCCGATCCATCCTGGCCCCGCAATCGCGGGCCGAACACGACAGCTCAGGCGGCGCAAGTAGCGGCGAGCGAACGCCCCGGCTGGGCGATTTTTTTCGAGTGAGACATGGGAAGTAAAAACAAGCATCTTATCGAACAGATCATCGACTGGGACAACCTGTTGGAGGCTCACCGCCTGGCGCGTCGCGGCAAGCGCGACCGCCGAGAGGTGGCAGCCTTCGAGGCGAATTTGTGGGAGGAGCTGGGTGCGCTGCAAATGGAGCTGCTGTGGGGCACATATGCCCCGGGTCGATACCGATCTTTTGTGGTGTATGAGCCTAAGCGGCGCGAGATTCTGGCGGCGCCCTATCGCGACCGGGTGGCGCAGCACGCCATCTGCAATATCTGTGGTCCGATCTGGGATCGATCCATGATCTTCGATAACTACGCCTGCCGTACCGGCAAGGGTACCCATGTGGGCGCTGATCGCGTCGAGAAGTGGCTGCGCGGCATGGTCGCCAGTGGCGACGCCTGGGTGCTAAAAATGGACGTCAGCAAGTATTTTTTCTCCATCCGTCACGACCTGGCTAAAGCGGTGATCCGTGACCGAATCCGCTGCGCGGCCACCCTGCGGGTGCTGGATGCCATTATCGACAGCACCGCCGACCCGTCCGACCCGGACCCCGTAGGCATTCCCGTTGGCAACCTGACCAGCCAGTGGATCGCCAACCTGGTGGGCAACCGCATCGACCAGTGGGCCAAGCGCGACCTGCGCCTGCGCCGCTATGCGCGCTACATGGACGATATGGTGGTGCTGGTGCGGACCAAAGAGGAGGCCCTGGAGCTGCGCCAGGCGTTCGACGACAAGCTGGCCACCATGGGCATGCGCTTCAGCAAGGCCAGCGTGCTGCCGGCTAGCCGGGGCGTGAACTTCCTGGGCTACCGGATCTGGCCCCAAAAGCGCCTGCTGCGCAAGGACTCGGTGCGCCGGATGAAGCGCCGGATGCGGGAG